GAAGAATTCTACAACGTACACAGAACTTATCAAGAAGCAGGATTTTTAATCCAATAATCTATTTATAAAATAAATACACTATGGGATTAGAAACGGTAATTTTCGGAAGCAAAACAGTTTCAGACGTATTAAAGGAGATTTACGATAACTCTAAAAATAAATCAAAACAAGTTAATTCTCTTATAGGAGAACTAAAACCTCTTGTAGAGAATATAGGAGATGCAACTTTAGTTGTTCCAATGATCAAGGAATACTTGGAGGTTGGAGTTAAGAATGACGAGCATCTTATTAAAATGGTAGCACTTGTTCAACGACTTGAATCAGGAGGAGGAAAAGATGCAGCAGACTTCTTTAATCCAGAAGAGCTTGCAAAACTAATGGAACAGAGTGAAGAGCTTGGGAAGCAATTAGATAAAAAAGACGAAGAGTAATGAAAGGTAATAATTACTACCTAGGCAGTAAGGTAGGGTCAATAGCGCAGTCTCAAGGTGGAGGTGCCTCTTCTCAACCTGCTTTTATTTTTGGAAGGGTTATAAAGATTGCATTGGATGAATCTACTATAATTAAAGATCCTAATGGAAACACCCTACCTATAGGTACTATTGTATACCGAAATATTCTAGAAGAAAAAGAAACAACCACTACAGAATACCCTGCACTCCCTTTATATACCAATATCAAACAATTTCCACTACTTAATGAAGTGGTAATGATATTACAGGGACCTAATTCAGATATACAATCAAGTGTTGCAAGTAAGAATATGTATTACTCTACAGTAGTTAACCTATGGGGAAGTAGCCACCATAATGCGCTTCCGGAACCCAATACCGATATAAGTACTATTCTAGGAAAAGATGTAAGAGAACTTGCAGATATAAATCCGATGTATCCCTTCCCTGGAGATATTATAATAGAAGGAAGACAGGGCCAATCAATCAGGTTAAGTGGAAACATGTCACCTGAAAATAAGTTAGTAGATGAAAGTAACAATGCTAAGCCTATTATATTAATAAGTAACGGCCAAATAAAAACAGATAACGGTATAGATCATATAGTTGAAAATATTAATACAGATCCTAACTCTCTATACTTTTTATCTGATCATAAGACAGATCTAATAGCAGCTAATACAAAGAGGGATTCTTACGATACAGCTCCACTAACCTCTAATCAGTATGTAGGAAATCAGGTAGTAATTAATGGAGGAAGGCTTTTTTTTAATGCAAAGGAAGATTCTGCATTTATATCTGCAAAGGAATCAGTAGGTATTAGTGCAAAGACTCTAAATTTAGATGCAACAAATTATTTTTGCGTAGATTCTGAGAAAATTTACTTAGGAAAAGCAGCAAGAACATCCAGCAATAGGGAACCAGTAGTATTAGGTATTCAACTAGAAAACTGGCTTAATACTTTACTAGACACATTAGAAAGTGTATCAACAGCAATGTCAACAGCAACTTCAGTAACAGGAGGTCCAGTACCAGCACTAAACGCAGCAGGACCAGAGCTACAAGCTGTAGTAAAGTCTTTGAAAACTCAAATAAGATTATTTCAATCTAAAAAAGTATTTACAGAATAATGGCAGGAGAACAACAAACCGTAAATGAATCTATAGCAAAAGCTAGACAAGCTCAAAAAAACTTTGAAGAAAGTAAGAAGAGAGCAGAGGACGCGAATAAGAAATCTGAAGCCACACAAAAAAGTAGTAAAGAACTCAAGCAGAAGCTAAAAGAAACTCAAGCTATATCTAAAATTACTGGAGTAGCAACAGGAGGTATAGCAGCGGTTGTGGCAGTGCAGATAGGAGGATTACGTGGAAAATTGGTTGCTCAAATACAGGGGCAGGTACTCGGCATATTAAACAAATTCTCTAGTGGATGTCCTGACGCAAAGGAGCTAGAGAAGATTATTAAAACCAGAAACACCCTACTAAATCACCTGTCAAGTTTCGAAAATAGAGTAGGTAAGTTCTCTACAATTGCAACACAACTTACAGCTATAGTAACATTGCTAAATCTCGCTATTAAAGTAATAACATCTATACCAATTCCTACAGCAATTATTCCGCCACAATCAGGAGGAATAGGTATACCTATTAGCGTAATAACAAAATATAGCAATACACTAGTATCACTAAACAAGACAGTAGATAAACTATCAGGAGAAGCAATAGCTATTACAGGCATTATATCATCAATAAGCCCAGTAATAGCAAACTTAAAAAATAGACTAGACTCTGTAGATACAGCAATACAGGAGTGTAGCTTAGGAAAGCCAGCAGATCTAAATCAAATATTAACATCAACACAGCCACCTACAAGTGGAGGATCTCAAGGAACACCAAGAGACGCCCAAGGTAATATTGATCCCAACTATATACATACTAATCCTGCTACAGGTAAAACATACACACTATCCATTCAACAAGATGCAGATTCTTCTAAAATAGCTCCTAAGAGGTATGCTATAGCAACAGATAGGAGAGGTATAGTGGCACTAAAAGGACCTTCTTCTTTTAGTTCTTCAACACAAGTACTACTAGATGAGATAAAATTTAAAATAGATAATCAATTATTGTAACATAACTATTTATTAATATGAAGTTAGATTTATTAAAAAAATTAATTAAAGAAGCAGTAAAAGAAGCAGTTCGTGAGGAATTAGAAACAATTCTTTCTGAGGATGCTAAACCTAAAGCCACACCTATAGGTGTAGGAGGATACGGAACACCTAATACTGTAACAAAATATGCAGAACATAGACCTGTAGTAGCAAGACCAGTTCCTACAGGAAATCCTATAGCAGATTTAATGAACGAGACAAAGTATTCAATGACTCAAGGGGAATATCAAAGCATGATAAGTGCAACATCAGATATGGTTCAAGCACCAGGTTTAGGAATGAATCCTGTAGAAGGATTTAGACAAGGTCCAGAACCAGGATTGGATATAACACAGTTTGATTTTATGATGAAAGCAGGGGACGTATTTAAAGCATCAGTACAAAAAGATAAAGAAAGATTTGGAGCATAATGGCATTTAACGTACAGAAAATAAATCCTCTAGATTTACAGCCTAGAAAAGCAGTTGGAGTTAGTCTTCCTTTCTCTTCGAACTCTGTATTCAATTCTACATATTCAACTCAAGATGCTTTAAAATCAAATTTAGTTAACCACTTTCTCACCGAGAAAGGAGAGAGATACTTAAACCCTAATCTAGGAGCAGGATTAAGAAGATTGCTTTTTGATCAAATAACAGTAGATAAAGAAGGCGAAATAGAAGCAGTAGTGAGGACCGAGATTTCAACTTATTTTCCAAACTTACAGGTAAACAATGTTAGAGTTGCAAGTTCCGCTGACACAAATACAGTAACAGTTTATATAAAATACAGTGTTACTCAAACAAATATACAAGATGAATTGTTAATTAATTTTGAACAATAATGGCTCAAGATAGAGATATAAAATATGTAAATAAAGACTTTGGAGATTTTAGAAATCAACTAATAGAGTACGCTAAGAATTACTTTCCGGACTCCTATAATGATTTCTCACCATCATCACCAGGTATGATGTTTATTGAGATGGCTGCTTATGTGGGAGATGTTTTATCTTTCTACCAAGACACTCAACTTCAAGAGACCTACATCCAACATGCCAAGAACCCAGCTAATTTATACAACTTAGCCTACATGATGGGATACCGTCCTAAAATAACATCACCCTCAGAGGTTGATATAGAAGTATCTCAAGTAGTAGGTGCAATCGGAGGAAACCCTAACTGGGACCAAGCCCTATACATACCAGCATATACAAGGATAAAATCAACAATAGCAGATCAAGTAAATTTCTTTATAGACAAACATATTGATTTTAAATTTTCAAGTTCTTATGACGATACTGAAGTAACTGTAGAATCCTTATCTGGACCTAATCCTAATGAATTTAGGTTAACTAAAACAGCTAAAGCATTATCGGGAGAAGTAAAAACTATTACAGAGGTGGTTACTTCTGTAGAAAAATTTAAAACAATCACTATAGATGATACTAATATTATAGGTATACAGTCTGTAGTGGATAGTAGTAATAATATTTGGTACGAAGTTCCGTTCTTAGGACAGGATACTATTTTTGTAGACAATACAAATAACGCACCTGACAAACAATCAGTACCATTCAGTCTAGCCCTTCAAAGAGTACCTAGGAGATTTGTAACAAGATTTTTAGCAAACGGTCAATTACAGATACAGTTTGGAGCAGGAATTAACGGACAAGATGACTCAGTAATTACACCAGACCCAACTAATGTAGGATTTGGTTCAAATCAAGGAGTTTCGAGAATTGATTATGCATACGATCCTTCTAACTTCTTATCTACAAGATCGTATGGACTTGCACCTTCAAATACTACATTAACAATTAAATACATAGTAGGGGGAGGAGTAGCAGCAAATGCTCCTGCAAACACTATAAACACCTTAGTAGGATATAGCGGAACACCAACAGCAGTAGATACTACTAAACTTAGCACAGTAACATTTAATAACCCATTGCAGGCAGCTGGTGGAAGAGATGGTGATACAGTAGATGAGTTAAGAGAGAATTCATTAAGAGCTTTTAATGAACAAGGAAGAGCAGTAACATTACAGGATTATACAGTAAGAGCTTTATCAATGGATTCTAGGTATGGATCTATTGCAAAAGTATATATAACTCAAGATCAGTTAACAAACCCAAATAGTGCTACAGATAGTATAGTAGATAGTAATCCCCTATCACTATCTCTGTATACCTTAGCTTATGACAATAATAAGAACCTAGTACCAGCAACAAGTACCTTAAAGAGTAACTTAAAAACATACCTTTCAGAATATATGATTTTAACAGATGCTCTTAATATAAAAGATGCTTTTGTAGTAAACATAGGTGTTAACTTTGATATAATAATAAAACCTAATTTTTCAGGAAGAGACGTACTACTTGCTTGTACAAATAGGTTAAAAGATTACTTTAACATTACTAAATGGAATATTAACCAACCTATAAACCTTTCAAGTGTATATACATTATTAGATCAAGAAAAGGGTATACAGACAGTTCAAAAAGTAGAAATAGTAAATAACGTAGGAGGAGTATATTCACAATATGCATATGACATAAAAGGAGCAACTAGAGATAGCATAGTATACCCTTCTTACGATCCTTGTATATTTGAAATAAAATACCCGGATCTAGATATTAAAGGAAGAATAACAACACTATAACATGGCAGTATACAGAATATTTCCCGAAAAAGATGCATTTATATCAACAGAAGTTCCAACAGGTAATGCTGGAAAGGATGAGATAATTGAAATAGGAGGTTACTCAGATATCACTGGTACAGGAGAAACTAACCGTTTACTAGTTCAATATAGAACCTCTGAGATTCAAGATGTAGTTGCTAATAAAGTAGGAGCAGTAGGATACAGTGCTAGCATAAACCTATACCTAGCAGACGCCTATGAAATACCAGTTGACTACACCCTTTACGCATATCCAGTATATGGAGCATGGGATAGTGGTGTAGGAAAGTTTGGAGATATACCAGTTAATACCACAGGAGTTTCTTGGCAATATAAATTAGCAGGAGAAGCAGGAGCTTGGACAACTACAGGATTTGCAGCGAATACAACAGGTTCATATAAGTCAGGATCAATAGCAGGAGGGGGAAATTGGTATACAGGATCAAATGGAGTAAATTTAGAATTTACTCAATCACATGGTTTAAATACTACAAACGATGTAAATATAAACGTAACTAGAGCTATTCAACTATTTAATAATAATACACTAGCTAACAACGGGTTTATATTAAAACTACCTAATAATTTAGAATATAATACAACATCCTCTATTCGATTAAAATACTATGGCGTAGATACAAATACAATATATCCACCTTTCTTAGAATTCAAATGGGATGACAGTACGTATAGCACAGGATCACTATTAGTTCTTTCAAATAGTATTTCAATTATTAACCTAACTAATAATAAAGGTAAGTACGTTGACAATGGAAAACAGAGATTTCGAGTATCTGCAAGACCTAAATACCCAGTTAGATCATTCACAACATCATCAGCATTCTTAACAAACTACGCTTTACCTTCGGCGTCATATTGGGGACTAAGAGATGAAAATACAGAAGAGATGGTTGTAGATTTTGATACACAATTTACAAAAATAAGTTGCGATTCAAACGGAGCCTTCTTTGATGTATACATGGATGGGTTGCAACCAGAGAGATATTATCGTATATTAGTTAAGACCACTTTAGACGGAAGCACTACAGTAGTAGATAACCAAAATATATTTAAAGTAGTAAGAAATGGCTAATGATATTAATTTACAAAAAACTGTCTTTAGTTCTACAGAATTTAATAAAGTAATTGACAGTACGTTTAAAACTTTTACTCAACCAGTACCGGCTGAAGATACCGATACTCCGGAAGAATTATTTAGGTTATATGAAAAACTATACTACGTTATAGATATAACAGGAGAGACAAACTCACATGAATATTTAGTAAAAAAGAGTTCTGAATTATTAAATTTTGATACAGTAACAGAAGACATACAGCCGTTGTTAGATGAAATAGCTCAATTAAGAAAAGAAAATCTTACAATAAGCCAAGAACTACTTACATTGCAAACAAAGACAGCATAGATGGCAGATATAATATATACAGCTTACCAAGACTCACCACAAGACATAGAAGGCTTTGAGCAACTCTCTCAGGGGGATAGGGCTTTGGTAAATTCTTTTCAGGTTAATAGTATATTTGACCCAGCAAAACATTATTCTGAAATACACATACTATCCCTAGCAGATGAACTACTAGAGAGTAGCTATACTTATAGTTCGTATAAATTATTAGGAAATGCACAATCTGCAGGACAGACAGGAGCATCTGTAATAACTATAGATCCTATTCAAGATAGTAAGACGTATGGCTATGAAAATGGAGGAGTAAAGCTACTTTATCATTTCTTAGATGATTTATACACAGAAGACACTACTAAGGTGGAATTTTTTATACAAGATATATCCGCTGATAGGACTGAAATAAGCCTAGCCACCCTAACACTTACACCAGAAGATCTCGCAACAATAACTTCTAAAATTAAAAGCAACCTACAAAGCCAATCATACTTTACAGGATTTAGGTTAAATTTTAAGAATAACGATTTATTTATTGCAACAAATATAGATACTTTAGATACAAGTGCCGGAAGGGTAGTTGTAGTTAAATTATATGAACCACTACCTACTGCCTATACTTTAAAAGATACGCTAAACATAGTAGACGTAGTATCTGATTCTGTAGCATATGAAATAGAAACAGAGATAGTACAGCCACCTATAGTTGCACCGACTTTAAAATCTCCTAACTTTAATATCGATGCAATAGATTACAGCGTAGTACCAACAGAATACTACAGCTACGACGACCTATTTAGCTATCCAATTAATAATGCAAATAGCGAAATATTTTCTACAGTTAAGGAAAAGGGTATTGCTATTAATGTAGATTACACAGATTTTAGCGACTTTATACACTTCTCATCAGCACAGGAAAGACTGTTAAATTTTAAATATAAACTAGATTTAATAAATAATTACTCAGGCAGTATATCCACAATCGCAGCAGCAACAACCGGAGCAACAGGAGTATCTGGCAGTAGGACCTATTATGAAAACTTAATAACTGGAGTTGTGAATAATTTTGATCACTACGAGAGGTTTTTATATTATGAATCAGGAAGTAGTTCTTGGCCAAAAACCAACACAACCAAGCCTTATATAAATAAAACAAGCACTACTCCAGAGGCAATAACTTGGTATTCAAATGAAATTACAAATGCAGTTGAATATGATTTAACAAATTATAATTCACTAACATATAGTATTCCTACATTTCTAAGAGACGATGCAAATAATGAAAATTATTTGACATTCATATATATGGTTGGTCAGCATTTCGATAACTTATGGTTATACGCCAAAGCAGTAACTGATAAGTATGATGCTGATAATAGGCTTGATTTTGGTATTTCAAAAGACTTAGTAGGAGAAGCTTTAAGAAATTTTGGGGTAAAATTGTATACATCTAATAGATCAACAGAAGATCTTTTTACTACCTTTATAGGACAGTCCTACCAGTCAGGAAGTGAAGTAATTAACTACTATATAACAGGATCTTCAACAGGATCAAACACACCTATTCAACCGGCTTCTTACGATAACTATCAAAAAGAAATACAGAAAAGAATTTATCACAACCTACCTTTACTTCTAAAATCAAAAGGAACAGAGAGAGGTTTAAGAGCCTTAATAAACTGTTACGGTATACCGGGAAACATTCTAGATATAAAACTCTCAGGAGGAAGAAATACAAACGAAAGACCTTTTTACGGTGACTACCAATACTATACAAGTTCTTTAGATAAGATACGTTTAGATAATACAGGTAGTCTAGTAACAGGCAGTACCCTTTCTAACTACGTTTCTATTGTTAAAAGAGATCAAAAATATACAGACGATTTACATTCTATAGAAGTAGGATTTTCTCCTACTGATAATATAGATAGTTTTATTATTTCCTCATCACTTGCTACTGGTTCTCTATCAAATTTTAATATAGATGACTACCTAGGAGATCCTAGAAATTTAACATCAGGAAGCTATTCAGGATTGCAGGCAGTATCAGAAACAGTATTAGGTTCTTTAGATCAATACAACCTACAAGACTTTATAAGATTAATTAAGTTTTTTGATAATACAATCTTTAAAACAATAAAAGATTTTATACCAGCAAGAGCAACTGCTGATACAGGTATAATTATAAAACCAAATTTACTTAACAGATCAAAAGCAAAATCAGTAACAGTTTCTGTAACACAACCAGAGTATACTGGATCAATCGATACAGCTTTTATTACAGGATCAGACGGAGGGGCATTTAGCACATCTACAGGACATTCAGATCCTTCTTGGATAGATGTAATTCAAACACCTCAAGGATTAGCAAACAGCTATACAAATCAAGGTACAGATCAACCTCTATATACAGGAGAGTTGGGAGGTACAGAAATTGCAGTTAGTGATGGAGAGTTAAATGATAGTAATCCATACAAGAATGCACAGTACGATCCATTCAATAGTAACGTAATATTAATACAAGATTTTCCTCCAGATATATGCGCAATAGACGCCACATATCCTGCTGTAAATATTACAACACCTCAATATGTTAATATTAGAAGTGCTTTTAATATACCAGGAGACAACTTCGTTACATATACTTCAGGATCAACAAACATAACGTCAACTGCAAACTCTTTTCCCATGCTTACCAACTATACCACATTTGCAATTACAGCATCAAAAACAGGTATAGCAGGATGCTCTGGATCAAAGGTGTATACAACAGGATTTTGTGCAATTACACTAACAGCCTCAGGATCAGTTACAATTGTACAACAAAACACTCCATACGATCTTACAACATGGTTTTCATCTACATATAATAATATAAACGCTTTAACGTATACTGAGTATGACACTACATCAGGAACATCAGTAAATATAACTAACTCGGGAAGTTATATATTTACTTCTAATACAGGAAGCTACGTATATGTGCAAGTAGACGATCCAGCAGTTGTAGGCGGATGTATACAGAAGACCGGTAATATGTTAGTACAACCTCAAGTAACACTAACAATAGATCCATCAGGAAGTAATTATACATTTAACAGTGCAAGTCAAGGACCTTCTACAAGCACACTACTAAACCGCACATATCCAGAATCAAGTAGAGTATACTACTATTACGGAGCACCATTTACGGGATCGACATATACAACTTCATCAACTCTACCAGTTAGAAGTGGAAATTACGAAGTGTACGTAGCAGCACCAGCAGATAACTTCTACCCGTACATTAGCTCTTCAAGAGTACCGTATACCATTAGTAAGAATGTATTAACAGTTACTGCTAATGATAGAGTAATTGCTCAACTAACAAGTGAATCACATGTTATAGCACCAATATCCAACTCATTTGCAGTAGCTAATCTCCAAGGAAGCGATACAACTGGTAGTGTAATTACAGGAACAGTAACATATACAACAAACTACACAACAGCATCTACACCTGGACAACCAAACTTAGTTATAACACCAATAGTAACAGGGTTATCTGCAATTAACTATACTTTTGTAGGAGTTGACGGATTAATTTCTGTAGGAAATGTATTATTTAATCCAAAAGATTACGACGGAGCAGATTATCAAACTGGTTCTTTATAATATAAATTAAAAAAATATGGCAGCACCGAAATCAAAAACACAACTACTAGCACTAGCAAACGACTACCTCCAAGATACTTCTCCAAATATTAGAAGTAGTGAACATAGAGAAATAGAGACAGCAATACTAGACCGTGTAGACGCTAGAATATTGCAAACAGGACAAATTTCAAAAAGTAATCACTACGGCTACTGGTATCAAGACGTAGTCTTTACAACACCTACATACAATACTAACTATTTAGTATGGTGTACAATAGTGCAAGGAGGTATATCAGGCTGGGGAATATCAAATAAGACAGTGAATGGGTTTAGAATAAACGTTACTAATATGGCTACTGTTAGTATTAATGTCTGGTATATGGTTTTTAGTAGAGATACATCATTATAAAAATAAAATACAATGGCAACAAGAGCAGAAGTAAATGCTATAATAAATACAAACCTTACTACAACAAGTAACCCTATAACAGCATTTGAACACCGAACAGTAGAAAAAGCAGTACTTGATTATACTGCTGGAAGAATAATAGCACGCAATTTTTTTAGTATTGGAGATGTAAATGGAAATGTACAAAGCCGATGGACTGTACCTCTAGGTCAGATATTATTAAATAGTAACTACATAATAATAGGTCACATAACTTCATATGGTGGGGATTATAGTGATGATAATGATGTGAATTGGTGTGTTACTAATAAAACTAATTCAAATTTTGAAGTATTTGTAGGAGAGTTTACCACCGACAACCAAGGTGTAGCATTTGACTGGATAGCCATATCAACTCAAGACGTAGTACTAACAACAACCGTATAATAAAAGTAAATAAAAAATGTCAACTACACCTAGAAAAGATCAAATTACCACACAGATAGATACACTATTGGCAAGTAGTAAAACACCAAAAATATCTCCACTTGACCATAGAACAGTGGCAACAAATATTATAAACTATATAGATAATAGAATACTTACTGCAGGTGCAGTAACACTTAATAGCTGGGCAAACAGAGATACTTTACACTATGTACCTTTTACTTCTCCAGTAAGTACCACTAATTATATAGTAATAGCATCTCCTTCAACTGCTCTAGGCAGTACTGGTATGAGTAGGACAGTTACAACAATTAGAAGCAGAGGTCTTGCTGGATTTTATATAACTGGTGCAACATACAATGGTTTTTCAGTTGGAGGTGTTACAGTGTTATTAGAGTATATAATTATTGCCGATAATGAACAATAAATAATAAATACTAAATGACTTTAGCAGAATTCAAATATTTAGCAGCAAACCGCACCGCAGGGTTAAGCACCCTAGGAAACTATGTAGCTACCACATACTGGCCCTCAGGATACTCCTTACCAGCAGTCGGCGGTAGTGAAATTATTATATTGTTTAATACCTACGCAGGAGGTATTATAAAAGTAGATGCGATAGGTATTAAAATTTTAGACTATACCTTAGAAGAATTAGAACAGGTTGTATCAATAGACGTTAACATACCTAAATTAGGAGGAGTAATAAACGTACCAGTTAAGGACTCAGACGTACCATATAGAAGGGTTGAGAAAACTGTAAATGGTCCTTACTTTATATATGCAATTGCACCAGAAGAGCGAAGACAAGTTATTATACAACCAACAACAGGCTCTAGCGGATATGAGGAGTATACTTCTAACGCAGTACTAGAGTACGCAAAAACATCACTAATACGCCAAGGTAGCAACTATGATATAGAATCACCAATTAATAAAGGAAGGGAATCTTTGTATATATATGAATGTGATAGAGCAAATCCAACACCTTCCTCTAAAACAAATCCAATAAATCTACCTAACATCTTAAATGATGCAGCCCCACATGCAGACGTACAAGATAGTAACTATACAAGCACACCTTGGACAAATGCAAGATATGAAGGAAGTAAAATAGATACTATTACAAATAACGGTACGGATCCTTTGTTACAAGGAGCATTTTTTCAAGGAGCCTTTTTTACAAAAGATGTAACAGATACTTATATAGAAAATTTAGTAGATAAAGGAAACATTGCCTATGAAGATTATTTTGCAGTAGGTAGATTTAGTACACCTACTTACGCAGTAGAGCCTTTAAATTTAGAAATATCAACAAACATATCATATAGTAGTTCCATACTAGAAACAGTCACCGCATACCTACCATCCTCAGACAAAAACATAGCAATAGGAGATCTTTTACAAATAGGTTATACAGTTGGAGGAAATTTTAGTGAGGAAATACTTAGAGTAGCTACTCCTAATCCACCTGCTCTATATTCTCCCTACGAGTTTTTAATAAGGAGTGCATTATCAGGAGAAACTTCAAAAATTAATACAGTAAGAAACTACACTAACACTTCTCGTTCTGATTACCAACCTGGAAGTACCGTATATAGAATAATACCAGTACAGGTACTTCAATTAGATAAAGCAAAAACCACTCCTGTGCAGGAGGGTAGGATAAAAGTAAAAGGAGCTGATGGAATTTTAACTCTTAGTAGAGATGGGTACATAGTAAGTGGAAGTACAAGGACATTTTTATAGAAACATTAAAACGATATATTTATTAATAAAAACAAAGTAAAATGGGATACTTAAGTAATGCAGTAGTAACTGTAGATGCAATTTTAACAAAAAAAGGAAGAGAATTACTTGCAAGAGGAGATGGTTCTTTTAAAATCACACAATTTGCACTAGCAGATGATGAGATAGATTATACACTATATAACCCAAGTCATGTGTCCGGATCAGCCTACTATGGTGAAGCTATTGAAGCTATGCCACTATTAGAAGCATTTCCAGACGAATCTCAGATTATGAAGTATAAACTTACAACTCTACCTAGAGGTACTGCTAAACTACCAGTTCTAGATTTAGGGTATTCCGCAATAATACTTAAACAAGGAGCATCACTTGCTATTACTCCTCAAACACTTAATTACTTAAGTAGTACAAATACTTTTGAAGCAGGAGGGTATGTAGCAACAATTGCAGACGCTAGAACACTTAATACATTTAATGGAGTAGGTATTAATACAACAGAAGCAGTTGCATTAAACTCAACAACTACTCTAGGAACTAATGTTTCTAAAACAGTAATTGGTACTTCTATCAATTTAACTGCTACAACTATTAACACATTGTTTGGAACAAATACACAGCTTCAAACCACAATTACAGTAGTAGGTAGAGATTCAGGAGCTAGGTTAACGATCCCGGTAACAATTACAAAAGTAAATCAATAAGATATGTCATTTAAAAGATTCGACACAGAAGATATAGCACTAAGCGCAGATTCAGTAGTGGCACCAGCTTGGTCAAACCAAACAACTACTTTAACTTCAATGGCTCTTGGCACACAAGCAGGCCTATCTACAGGGAAGTATTACTACAATATATATACACCAACCTCAACAGATGTACAATTCTCTACAGCATACGGTAATAGTAAAGGAAGTGGTTCTACATTAATTACTACAACAGAGGTAGGAAAATCCCCTTCTTCAGTTATATACGGACAGTATAGAACATTAATTAACGGAGACGAAAATACAGATTTTAATTTTGGAGGACCAACACCAAACTCTATTCATGTAATAACAGTTAACAGAGCTAGGTTTAAAGAAAAACTACTACCAGGTAGCTTTGAATTAACTTTAGTAAGTGGTAGTAAAACTCTTAAGCTAATAGACAACAGTACGGCTATAAGCACTCTTTCTTACTTAGATGCAGGAAGAGTTTACGATATAGTGAGTGGTACAATTGCAAACGGAGTATACACAGGAAACAGCACATTTGTAGCCTCTTCAGGATCTTATGGTAAGTTTTTACCAGATGTAGGAGTTTTTGTATTTAATGCGAATGCTCTTAAGGATAATAATTTCGGAATCAATCTACTTGTATCAGAAAGTTATAACTCAGAAGGTAACAATAATAAATCATTTACAGATGCAATTATATCTGGATCAAAGTTTAGTATTAGATCTGAAGAAACAGTTACTTCAAATTACGTTTTTGTTAGGGTTAGAAATACAGAGTTTAACTACTCTACAAATCCATCAAATATTACAGGTTCAGGAGACTTAAGACATAGTGTAATGGTAAACACTCCTCAGTCTTATATGACAACAGTAGGGTTATATAATGACAATAATGACTTGTTAGGAGTAGCAAAATTATCAAAACCATTAGTTAAAGATTTTACAAAAGAAGCATTAATACGTATTAAACTTGATTTTTAATGAATGGGTGCTTACAAAAAACTAAACAAACAAGATACTTACATAACAACTTATGTTGCTCATAAGCAGTGGGTAATACCTACTAGCCAATATACCACATACGGTATACAGCAAATAGCAGCATATAACACCAGCTACATAAACAGTCTTCGTCAACTATACTATCCTAGTAAGTCACTTGCTAGCGGTAATGTAGTTTCACACTCTTTTGACTACTACCCGCAAACAACCCTATTCAACTCAGAGTCTAGAGATTTCTACGGAGGAAGTACAGCATCTATTATATCTATTCCAAGAGCATTATACGGAAACGCACTACAGCCAGGATTTGTATCTCTAAACTTCTTAGGAAGTATAAACGGTACAACTACAACAGGTATTATTCAAGATGATGGAGAGGGTGGTTTGTATAGATCAGGAAGCACTCCTAGACTATATGTAGGAGATGTTATATACCCACATGGATTAGCAGTAATAACGAGAGGAGAATACGCAAATGCTTCCATTAATAATATTTCTTTTAAATCAAGTCAACCTATTTATACGTATAATCACCACTGTAAGGTAAGAGAGTCGGAATATAACTTTACATTTAATCCATCAGCATTAAGCGGATCTTTAAGAACGATCTACGATAGTAATGGAAATATATACTCAACAACAGGAAGTGTAAACGATGGAGTATTAAAAAACAACGTAACAGGAAGCTCTTTTCAACCATATATAACAACAGTAGGATTATACAATGACACAAACGAACTGATTGCAGTTGGTAAGATGGGACAACCTGTACCAAAACCAGCCAATACAGAAATGACAATTATAGTTAAAATAGATATTTAAAAAATAAACCATGGCAGTAGTATTAAGGCTTGTAAAAGGAACCACATTAACATACAATGAAGTAGATACAAACTTCTCGTCATTATACCACTCTTCCTCACAAGTAGGAGGTAATCTAGTTTTACACACAACAGGAAGTAGTGTACAGGCTGCAACAGCTACATCATACCCTGTAGGATTAGGAATAGGTACAATAGCAGATGTGAACTACTCACATGCAGAAGGGTACTACACCTCAGCTTCAGGACCTTTTGCACATGCAGAAGGATACCAAACATCAGCATCTTTTTGGGGTTCACACGCTGAAGGAGCTAACACATCAACAACAAACTACTATGCACATGCCGAAGGACTCGCCTCTGTAGCTTCAGGAAATGCTGCACATGCCGAAGGACAATCTACAATAGCTTCAAACCAAGCCTCGCATGCTGAAGGAGGAGTTACAGTAGCATCAGGAGTTTGGGCACATTCAGAGGGTGTTTCTACATTAGCACTAGGAACTGCTGCACATGCCGAAGGAAATAAGGCAACAGCATCAAGAGAGTACTCCCATGCCGAAGGAGAATATACATTAACAACAGGAATAGCGTCACATGCAGAAGGGGGAAGTACAATAACAGTAGGAAATTACTCACATGCTGAAGGGCTATACACATCAGCATCAGGAGGTGCATCACATGCTGAAGGATATCTAACAAGAGCAGTAGGAACATACTCACATGCAGAAGGAAGTACTACATTAGCAACAGGAGATAACTCACATGCTGAAGGGCTATACACATCAGCATCAGGAGGTGCATCACATGCGGAAGGAAATGCTACAAAAGCAACAGGAGACAACTCACATGCTGAAGGACTGCTTACAATAGCATCAGGAAATAGTTCACATGCAGAAGGGCAAAACACAGTAGCATCAGGACTTTATTCACATGCAGAAGGCTTTGCTACAATAGCACAAGGACCTCAATCACATGCAGAAGGAGCTGCCAGTTATGCTTATGGAACAGGATCACACGCAGAGGGAGCAATAAATTATGCAAGTGCTGACTACGCACATGTTGAAGGATATGCAAATGTATCGGGATACAGAACTCAGTTTATTGGTGCTGATACTGATTTTGACGGACACATAGCAGTAGCTGGAAACCACGTACCATACTTTGTAGTAGGAACTTCCATTGTAGTAACAAATGGATCTCTTAGCCCTACTGGAGTATTTACTCTAAGTGGGATAAGCTACAATTCAGGAACTAACGTAACAACTTTTTATATTAATTCATACGCAGATGATTATGTAGGGTATTTTATTTCTACAACATACGGAAACTACTCACACGCAGAAGGATACCAGACATTGGCACAAGGAGACGCTTCCCATGCAGAAGGTATAAATACAACAGCATTAGGATCTTACTCACATGCAGAAGGTGTAAATACTCTAGCATCAGGATCTTACTCACATGCTGAGGGTGAGGGAACAAGAGCAGGAGGGCAAAGTTCACATGCAGAAGGATACAATACATCAGCTTCAGCATTTCTATCACATGCTGAAGGGTCTCAAACAATAGCATCAGGAGAAGGCTCGCACGCAGAAGGTGTAAATACAGTAGCATCAGGATCTTACTCACATGCAGAAGGATACAACACATCAGGATCCGGAAATGGATCACATGCGGAAGGATTTGCTACAAGAGCAATAGGAACATACTCACATGCAGAGGGACAATCTACAATAGCAACAGGAGACAACTCACATGCTGAAGGACTGTTCACTACAGCATCAGGAAATAGTTCACATGCAGAAGGACTTGGAACAGTAGCATCAGGATCATATCAACACGTACAGGGGCAGTATAATATTTCATCATCAGCTCAATCAGCTTTTATTCATGGAAATGGTACGAGTAATATTAATAGATCTAACTTAATATTTGCTTCTGGTTCTGAAATACAAATAACAGGTTCACTTTTAGTAACAGGATCTGCATATATAGGTTCAACAGTACAATCAGGAAATGCAACAATTGGAGGAATTAGACCAACTGTTATAATAGGAGAAGATACTGGAGGAGTTTTAGATATAAGAAGTTCTAGTGGTTCTGTAAACATAGGACAAAAGTTAGGTACCATTCAATTTACAGGAAAAGATGATGCCTCTAATGGGTATACTATGGCTAAAATAGAGGCTATAACTGATATCTCTCCATCTACTGGAACTATTGGTGCTAGTACTTTGAAATTTTATACAAGTAATCTTAGTAGTCCAATTGAACGTATGGCCATAGCATCCTCAGGGGTCATAAGTATAACAGGATCACTTAGAGTAAGTGGTTCAATAACAGGATCTCTACTTGGAACAGCTTCAAAAGCGGATCAAGTAGAAATACAAAGTAATATAAATAATACAATCTACTTTTCCTCAATAGGATCATCAACACCAGGGTATCAACGATTATCGGTACAACCAACTGTATACTATAGTGTAGATACCGATACACTGATATCTCCAAACTTTAGCGGGAATCTTACCGGAACAGCAACAATAGCTTCTTCTGTTACTTCATTAGAGCAAAATGTAAGAATAACAGGATCACTATTAGTAACAGGTTCAACTACTATTAATAACATACTAACATTAACTCCAAGAACAACAACACCTGCAGCAGGAACAGCATTAACAGGTAGTATAATGATATCAGGAAGTTCAGGAGCAAATCTAAACCTATACGTGTACACTGGAGGAAGTACAGCAGCAGGAAACGGATGGGGAAAAATAACAATAACATAATAGTATAGAAATATGGAAACAACTTGGCAAATCTTTGATACAAAAAGAAACATATCAGACGGACTAATTACACAAGTGTTCTACGCATGCACTGTAGAGGCAGAGGGAGAAGTAGAACGAAAACAGGGAATTGTAGAATTAACAGGAGATTCAACAACTCCAGGATTTGTAGCTTTTGAAGAGCTAACACAAGATGTAATACTAGGATGGGTTAAAACTTCAATAGGTGTTGAAAAAGTTACTAGTATAGAAAATTTACTTAAAAAAATTCTTCAATCTCGAAAAGAAGCTAAAAATTATATAACAGAACAAAGTGGCCTTCCTTGGGCTTAAAGCAAATAAAAAATGTGGTTATATCAAAATAAAGAAATAAAAGAACTTACAGATATGCCCGAATCAACGTTCGGGTTTATTTATGAAGTAACACATATTCCAACCGGTAGAAAATATCTAGGAAGAAAGCAACTTATTTCTGTTACAACAAAAGCTTTAGGTAAAAAAGAACTTGCTTTACAGACAGATAAAAGGTTATCAAAAAAGAAAACTATAAAGAGAGAAACAGATTGGAAAACGTACTACGGTTCCCATCCAGAAATTAAGCAACAAATAAAAGATAAAAAGCATTTGGAATTTACAAGAGAAATCCTTATGTTTGTACCAACAAAAAAGCAGTTGACATATTACGAGGATAAATACTTGTACATGAAAGGGGTGATAGAACCTGACTCTATTTATTATAACGATAACATAAGTGGTCGTTTCTTTAAGAAAGATTTTTATGATAAAACTACTTAACCTATTAGTTGAAACAACCCCAGGCTTAAATTACCATTTAAAGCACAAACTCCCTTTATCTGAGAATATCTACAGGTATTCCTCTAATGCATTCTTACAACTATTCACTGAGGCAAAAAACCTTCATAGAGACGGTTATTTACAACTATGCGAAGCAGATAGAGTTCTTTTAGAACAAACAAATATAGGTGAGTATGGACTTTATGAAGGACAGCAAGTACCTTTGGACTTACCAATGCTAAACGAACAGGAACTTGATGAGGCAGAGTATAAAGGAAAGGACGTTGCTCTAAATAAACCAAAAAGAGGAGGACCTAAAAAGTTCTATGTATACGTTAAAAATCCTAAATCAGGTAATATAGTAAAAGTAAATTTTGGTGATTCAGGTAACCTTACAGTTAAACTAAATGAGCCAGGAGCAAGAGCGGCATTTGCAGCAAGGCATAAATGCGCTATGAAGAAAGACAGAACAAGTCCAGGATACTGGAGCTGCAATATTGGAAGGTATTGGAAGTCGTTAGGAGGATCAAAGAACTTTAGCGGATATTGGTAATATGATAAAGATATTAGATCTAATAAGAGAAAATCAGGTATTTAATTGGGAAGATAGGAAAGACCAACTACTAAATAATATAGTAGGTATAAGAACTAACACTGATACAAGTAGTACGCTATATCCTCCACTAGAGGATAACCTATATGCCATACTTAGAAAAGGAGATATAACAACAGTTAGTGCTATAAAGCAATTGGGATTTACAAAAGCTGAAGAAGATAAGTGGCAACAGATTTTTTCTCAACCACTGTTCACAGTTAGGGGTGACTGGAGTCAAGTTAACTTTATTTCCAATTCACAAAAAACAGCAGAAAAAGGAACAACTCTAAACTACTACATTACTGTAGTTAAAACTAAAGACAACATTCTGAATTTTATAAAAGGCATTCCAGACCTCAACAAGGTACTGAAAGAACTATCGGACAAATATAGATCAACAGTATCATGGAAAACTCATAACAAACTATATGTGTTTTTAGGAGACAATGATTCACTAAAAGTATACTACTACGATGGTGCTATGAAACAGGATATTGAAAATACAGTTAAGGATTGGGCAAAAAGAAACAATATACAGTTAGGAACAAGGACGCACAGTCATGGCTTTGATAGTAATACTCCAATAACAATAGGAGGTAAAACATACAAAGGAAGCTATGGTCAAATACTTGCTAAAATTATAGCAGATCAACTTACAAATGTTGTTGAAAAAAACAAAGACAAATATACTGACGAGCAGTATTTTCAATGGCTTAAAGTTGAAACACCAAAGATAATACAGAGTATACAGATTAAATATTAGCACAGATAGTTGCTAATAGATATTGGTAATATTTATATAAAAAACAACAATGGAAAATTTTACAAAAATGGTATCATGTCTGTTTCATTCAAGAACACAGGTACATGTATTTCATCTACAAACTAAATCATTCTCAGAACACCA